CTGATGCCCTGGAAAGAGGGAAGCAAGCTGCGGAACGTATTATTTCGCTGCTCGAGCTCGTTATGGCACTTAAAGATGCTTATAACGATATCGGCTCCAAGCACAAAGCTGGGAAGCCGGTACGCAAGCGTGTTCTCCAGTTACATAGCAATTTGGCGGCAGTTCTTGCCGCTGATAAAGCTATTGCAGCTGAAGACCATGCAGCGGAGGGAGCCTTTTCTAATTTGGCTTCCAGTCCTGACCAGCTTACTCTACCACTACGTGGTAAATAAGATCTGGCCAGGCGACCGTTAAGCATCTAAGGGTTGGTGAACGCATGACTTGGAATGACCTAGCTCAAGGAGCAGATCATGAAAAGTCCAATAGTTCTCCTTACTAGTCTTCTGCACGACGTGCAGAGACTAGAGCCTGACGTGAAAGGAACGGATCGTGATTTAGATACGATCCGCGCCCGTTTCGAATACGAAGGCCTTGGTTTCGTCACCAAAGCCTTTTCAGCTCTAAGTGACGCCGTTGATGAGGGCGTCACTAAAGGCCGATTCTGCTGCCCTAGGAACTTCTTAAAAGTTCCAAGGGGATCAATCCCAAGATTATTTTCGGGTATGATCTCAGAAGTATTCGAGATGAAAACGGGGCTGCTTAAAGAGAAGCCTAACGTAGGCGTACTCAAGTGCCTCAGAGAGGTCTTGAGACTCTTTAGGAAACTCACGGTGAGCGACCATCAGGAAGAGATTCTTGATGACAAAGCTCGTCGCGAGTTTAGGGAGTGTGATAAGTCCATCGAGGGGGTTAGTTTCCCCTCTCGGGAAGCTTATCTACTCTCTCGTGTTAGTAACTTTTGTCTTAACAAACTCGAAGGAGAATGCTATGACTATCAAGGTTACAAGCACGGCCCCGGGGCTGTGTATGAACGTCTCGCTCCTAACCAAAAGTGGGAGCACGTGCTTCAGCATATCCCTCGACTTGTCGAGGAGTGCCAAAACACGTCGCCGTTTGGTACGTTTCACTTTAATCGATGCGAAGAGGAAATCGAAAGGCATAGCCGAAGTCTGGAAGAATCTTCTAGGTTCGGAGATGTTTATCGAAGCCCTCGACCATACGATCAAGAGCCGCGTCTGGAACAGTTCCCATTGCAGGGACTGGCTGAACGCGGTGGAGGAAGGTGGTTTTTCAACCAATTACTTTCTTCCAGTGAGCGTGGCGGAGATAGTCTTAAACTCGGTCATCAAACAATACATGACCGATTACCACGAGGGCGTAGATGTAGGCTGCTTACCGTCCCTAAAAATACAGGGGCGCGGCGAACAATTACATCTGAACCTTGCCTGCTGCAATTCCAGCAACAGGCACTGAATAAGATACTCCGGAGTTCAATCCGAAAGTGTCCTATTCTGGGTCAGAGCCTAGATCTATCCGACCAAAGCCACAATCAAAGATTGGCTTTGGAAGGTTCCCTTACCGGAAAATGGGCTACAATAGACTTGTCTTCTGCGTCCGATCTGCTCAGCTTAAAGCTGGTCCAGCTCGTATTTGGAAGGCATCCTGCTTTTCTGCAGGACATGGTCGACTGTCGCTCGACTGAAGTCGAAGACAAGAAAGATGTCTATCTTCTCCAGAAGTTCGCCGGTATGGGTAATGCTTTAACGTTCCCTGTCCAAAGTGTCGTCTTCGCTATTATAGCGATCGCGGCAATTTGGGATAAGGGTCAGCCTTTTTCAAGGAAGACCTTCAGGGAGCTAGCCGGGACTCCGGCTGGATGGAAAGGAAACCCCATCCAAAGCATCGCCTCGTTAGTACGTGTCTATGGGGATGACATAATTGTCCCCACAGAGTACGCCTGTCAGGTGATGGGCTGGCTTCAGTCTTTCGGGTTACGCGTTAATCTACGCAAATCATTCACGGAGGGTAACTTCCGTGAAAGCTGCGGAGTTGACGCGTTCAAGGGTTACGATGTAACTCCTCTTTACCTTAAGGACTTGCCAGATCAAGGCTCACCTGGGCCTAGTGCCATAGCAGGACTCGTAGCAGCCAGCAACCATGCTTGGATGCGTGGCTTATACAAGTTCAGCGCTACTTTGGCTGGGTACGTCGAGGGGGTGCTTCGCAAGAAGCTCCCTCTAGTACCTGCCAAGTCTAGTGCACTAGGGTGGCATAGCCGTATCGACGCGTGTAATCCCACAAAATGGGACCCTGTATTGCAGCAGCTGGTTTTCAAAGCTCCTGTTCTACAGCCTCTTTATAAGGAGGACGTTATCGACGGCAATGCCGCACTTCTCAAGTTCTACTTGACTCCAAGAGGCAACGATAGCGAAGATCTTGCTAGCGTCGGTCGTGGTGACAAGCACCTGAGTAGATCCCAGCGACGGTTCTCATCAAGAATCGTCATGAGATGGATGCCGGCGACCGCCGGTTAACGCTACATAGCATTGCTATGCGGCCGGGGAGTGCTATAAACCTCTCACATAACCTTTTGGAACCTAACCATACATAGACAGTATGGAAAGCACCAAAAATGCGCTTATGTTGAAGCTTATACAAATAACGTTTTTCCAAACGTTAGGACCTTAACCTATCTGCCTTGCTCAATCGTGAGATTGACTTGGCAGGTCCGGATAAAGGACCAGATGCGGG